CTCGATCCAACACTGCCTCCCCTCGAAGGAGATTGGCGTTGACCACATCCGGAGCGCCATCCGATTGACCTACCATCCCACCCACATCGAATTTGGGTGGCTGTTGAGAAGCCACGGACGCGGTCTGGGCTCCGGCTATAGCCGTTAGAGAGGCGATCCGGATCCCACGGGCTATCGGTGCAAGTGTCAACGCTTGAGCGATACCGGCGGCCAACTTGAAAGCAATATCCGCCATCGTCAAGGCTTTATTGCGCTTAAACTCTCTCAACTTCATTTCTTTTTGTTGATCTTGGAATCCCTTTTCAATTGATGATTTTGTCACAGCCGCCTCGTTGGCGCTTATCTCACCTCGTTTGTACAACTCGTCAATTGCTTTGGTCTCCTCATCCACTTGGTTTTTGATTTGTTCGAGTTGACTTTGATTGATGTCCGAAAATGCTTGGGAGATGGCTCCAAAGGCCTCAAATATGTTTTGACCCATTGAGGTAATCATGGATATTTTTTCTTGATACTTCTCAATGATCATTTGTTGGTTTTGAAGTTCCAAATCCGTCTCATCTTGGATTTGTTCAAGTCGCTTTTGATAGGCCTCATCTCTCAACGCGGTCATCTCATTGATCTCCGCTTTTCGATTTTCCGCGCTCAAATCCTCCAAACCATTGATCTCATCCACCAGTTGATTGAGTCTCTCTTGCTCCTCAACCGACAACTCACGGGACGCCGCTTGATCCAATAGGACTCCCATTTGATAGTCCAATTCCTTGGTTTGATTCTCAATCTCATTTCCGAGTTGGTGGACGGCTCGACGTTGTTTTTCAAACTCTGGAGTCAATCGCTCCGATACTTTTAACGTCAAATCATCATAGATGTCCAATGACTCATTGAACTCAATATTGAGTTGTTTGTTGAGTTCCATGAGTGCTTTGGTGGCGTCTCCCATTTTATTGATGTTCTTTTGGGCTCGGTCTGCACCTTCAGCAGTTTGAGACATGGTTTGTGGACCCAATGACGATGATGATAACTCATTGAACCGGTCCAACTCATCATTGGCGATGACAAACACATTGGAGAGATTGTCAACAGCGGTGTGAGTCTCACGTTGGAGATCACCCAACACGGCTCGAGCCGTGTCCACATCTCCACTCATGGCCAATGTTGAGACATTTATCAACCCAATCACATTCTCAAAACCTTGGGAGATTCCACCCAATACGGTCCCAAATACGGATCCCATAAACACAACAGCTTTGGAAGCGCCTTGGACGGCCATGTTGATACTATTTGGACCGGCTATGGATCCAATGACGTTTTGGAGAGTACCCATGGATACGGTCCCAAATTCGGCCATCACCCTTTGAAATTGTGCCATTGAGTTAATTCCATCCTCATTGATAGCCACACCAAACTCACTAGCCAACGCGGTCATTGATTCGAGGTTGTCTAACGCTCCGGATTGGATGAGCGCTGGTCCACTTTGACGTCCAAATAACTCCATCGCCATGGCGTTACGCTGGGTTTGATTTTCCATCCCTCCCAACGCTTTTACGGTCTCATTAAACACACTATCCGCGTCTCTCAACTCACCATTGGAGTCTTTGACACTGACACCCAATTCACCAAACGTCTCCTCAAGGTTTTTGGACCCACTCGCGGCGGCGTCCATCGACCCTTGAAACTTTATCAAACCACCTTCCAGATTGGCAAAAGCCAAACCAGATCCCTCCGCGGCCAATCTCAATCCGGCCAATGTATCAACGGCGATCCCCGTTTTGGTGGAAGCGTCCACCAACTCATTGGTGAGGTCCGCGAATCGTTGAGACAACAACACCACACCACCAGTCACGGCGGCCACACTTGCACCCACCGCCGCCATCGATTTTCCAATCTTTTTCATCTTTTTAGAGACGTTTTTGGAGGTCTTATCTGCGCTGGACTCCATTTTTTTGAAATTTTTGTCCAACTCTCCAGCGGCTTTAGTCGCTTCTTTGTCCGTGATGTTTGGGATCTTCTTAAGTGCTTTTTCCAATTGCTCGGTTGAAGCACTGTAATTAATCGCTACACTTTTATTGACGTCCGCCATAACTCTCTCCAATCACCACGACCACGATGGCCATGAGTATCAATACACCATACACAAAACATTTGACACGTGCTGTCATCATTTTGACAAACTCTCTCATATCTTTTTCAACCGCTTGACGGTATCTTTGGCGATGGCCTCAACTACCTTTTGAGCACCGCGCCGGGCTGGATCCCACAAAACCACCGCCGCCAATCGTCTCCCTTGACGGATATTGGTGGTGGAGTCCGGTCCCACTTTGATAGCCCACGCATAATCCGCCGTATTCTCAACAAAAGCTTCAATGGTGTAGGGTGGAATGATACGGAGTCCGGTTTTGTGTTGTCCTTTGGAGCCTTGAGACCGTCCATATTTTGGTTGACGAACCAACCAACGCTCCTCACTTTTCTTGGCTAGCTGTTGGGTGGTTTCTTCCAACACTTTGATAATGGATGGATCCGCCGCGCGTATTGTACCCAATATGAGATCACGTTGAGATCCATCAATCTCAATGGTCCCGCGTCCCTTACCATATCTCAACACCTTACTCATTTGGATCTCCATTGTTTGATTTTGTCTTTTTGAGCGTCCACCTTTTTACGCTTCGATACTTGTGGAGACTCATGGACCATCATAAAATCAACATAGAGACGAGATTGGAGATCACTGTCCAAAGATTGGAACCACGTTGGATCTCTATTCCAAAATCTTGATATGGCGTATCCTGTCCGCTCTATGGATCCACTCGTGGTGGTTCGATAAAATTTTCGGTTTCTTTGACCTCGTGTGATGATGGAAGTGATTTGGCCATCTCTCCAATGCACACCATTCCAATCTCCAATATCTCATTGACTGGGACTCCAGCGCCCAACAGCGTATCCAAACACGTTGAGCCATATTTATGGACGTCCACGAGATGTCTCACTTTTGGAAGACGATAGTCATTGAGACAAATACAAAGCGCCATAGCACAAACACGACCCATCGCCGCTCGTGTTTGATCGTCGCTCCACATTGAGACGATATCAAAACATGTGGAGAGTGGAGGTTTGATTACTTCCACCTCTCCAAATGTCGTCATTGTTACTTTTTCCATGAGTTACTCCCTTTGTACTCTTGGTTATGCTTGGACGTATGCCACGCCGCCATATACCTCTCCAGTTACCTCAATGGTGTTACCATCGGCGCTCTCACTTAAGTTGGAGACCTCGAGATATACTTTTGAATAGGTCGCCGTGTATGTTTTACCGGATCCCAATGTTTGGGTGTCCACTTCAAAAACAACGGTCTGGAGAAATTGCTCAAAACCATCTCCACCAGTTGACGTCAACGGAGCTCCAGCATTGAAACCACGGTTATAGATTCGATCCATGAGGTTGTCCGCTGTTGTATCCGTCAATGATCTCATGTGTACTGAGAATGAGATGTTGATTATAGCATCATCGCCCTCTCTCAGTCCCACTATGGCTCCGCGATCTCGGATCACCACGCGATCCGCGCCGGGCTCGGCGCTTGCGAAGTCTCCGACCTCAAACGATACCTCATAACTAGACGCGGCGCCGTCCGTAATTGTGATTTTACCGTCACGGCGTGTTGTTACTACTGTACTATCGGCCATTATAGCCTCCTTAATGTGTTTTGTGTTAGGTTAGATATAAATAGTGTAGCACTTCAAAAGACAAAATGATTGACATCCACTCTCCACTATCACTCAACTCATTGTCCATCCCACCAAAGCGGATTTGGAGCTCATCGTGGAGCGGTGTGGATCGTTTGGTGATGGCATTGATGACCGTTTGAGCACTGTCCAAACCATCATCAAAACTCTCCAATTGGTCTTTTGGTCGTATTCTGAAAATGTATTTGACTCCCACCATCGTTGAAGTCATGACACCCACTCCACGCCGTTGACGATCATCGTCACGGCTCGTGACCGATTGGATCCCCACCATAAAGCGCTTGTGAGCCACCGTATTTGGTGACCGGCCATATCCGTCATATGGATTGCGACTCTCAGTAAAACCACTTAAGGTGGCTATTTGAGTCGCAAATCGTTGACGTATTGTGGCGAGTGATACAATCATCTAGCGTCTCCGATACCATATTGGGGGAGCGCTGGTGTATATGACTCCGAGATTGGCACGGCGTCCATTTTTGTCGTCCACCTTGCCATCTTGGTTTTGATCATATGTGAACTTCAACCGCTTAAAGTCAAATTCCATCTCTTTTCGATGGGTTTTGGCTAAATCCAAATATCGTCCCTCTCCCAATCCGCTGGAGTCCATGTCCTTGAATATGAGATAAAAGGTGAGATTTTTATGGCATGATCTCAACGATTGTGGAGACATGATCAAATATTCGATATTGCCTTGGTCTCTCACCCGTTGGATGAGTTGGACCCAAGCCTCGTCAATGTACGTTTGATAACTGGATCCCAATGAGGATGGACGGATGGAAGCGAGATCCGAGTATTCCGCCTCCAAATCCAAATCACTGATCACCGGATATAAAGCACTCAACGCGATGGCGGTTGGTTTTTTGAAGGTGTGGACCACTCCACCAATCGTCAATTCCCAATATTGGAGATATCCGTCATCCAATGAGAGTGTGGTTGGGAGTTCACTTGATGAGATTGTGTATGTGGCCACATTGGCGATGATGGACACGGATGTCCGAGAGATGACGTCATTACCATTTGGATCTTGAAGTTTAAAATAGGCCGCGGTGGGTGATACCAATGATCCATCCCTGTAAATAGGGAGGTCCACAGTACACCCACGCGATCTCTCAAGTACCTCATGGATCCGGATACGCGGCGCGTATAGTCTCTCGGTTGCCATCGTTTATCCTTAGAGGTTGTTAACATTTAATAGAACATACCAAACCGTATCCGATGACACCAACACCGCGATCTCATTTGGAGCAAGGCTGACTTTTTCAACGGCTAGATTGTTTTGGACGCTCAAATTGTTTGTCCCACCAACATTGGAGATCACATAAACACGGCCATCTTTTTGAGCCGGAAGGATTACATTTTCATCACTTCCACCACTGTCAATGATTTGAAACAATGAATCTTTGTCAGTCAATGTGATACCGTCCGAGATTGTCCGGACATCCAATCCACCAGCCAACAAAAGTGGACGTGGGATTTTAAAAAATGGTTTGCCGTTGTAAGCCATGATAGTCTCCTATTTGGATTTTTTAATGTTTTGGGTTTGAGCTCGTTTGACTATTTCTTGACGTACCGTCTCACGTGAGACATCTCGACCGCTCTTTTTGGCGTCCTCATACATCCGATTGGTGACTCTCTCCACCTGTTCTCTAGATATAGACATAATCACACTCCCTTTGATTTTGATTTGGATTTGGTCTTTGGTTTGTGCATGGCCTCAAAACTCTCTCTCATTTGTTTCTTGAGAGAATACAAACCATCAATCTCCTTTTTAATTTCTGGGATGTGTTGGAGTTTGAGACGTCGGTCAATCTTGCGATCCAACAAAGCGATTTTGGATTGGATCACCTCGATCTCCGGTTTGTCAATGATACCCAATCCAACCAACTCACGTCTCCAATCATTGTATCCATCTTTGTCATTGTTCCAAAATACCTTTGATCCGATGACCTTTGGGACATCCCACCTCATACAATAGAAATATCCACCATATGTGGTCTCATATCGTGCAATATACCCAAACTCTCGATCAATGACGGTTTGTCCATTGTCCATCAATCTCATCCGACTCATGGTGGAGTCTGGACCGTTTGGAGTATCCTCCACACCGTTGACACCTGCAATCTCAAATAACTGTCCAAACGTTGGAAGCCACTCCCAATCTCCCTCTCCAACTTCCACGAGCTCCCATGAAAATGGATGGTGGAGTAAATAAAATGGAGCGTTGGGAAAAACCTTCAGCTTTGGATTTTGCGCGGTTGCTTTTGTTCCGGTCCATGTCGTTGGTGTAAATGTACTCATATCTTTTATCCCTTTGTTGATATGTGTTTATGATTTTGATGATACCACCCACTCTCCAAAAATGGAGAGTGAATGGAAGGACAAAGGGAATTGAAAACCCTCCATCCACTCATCATTTGACAAATTAAGCGTCTGTAACGATTTTGACAATTCGAGCATCTTCAGTGATGGCCGCTCCACAGTACAAATGTCCTACAACCTCGGTAAGTCCCTTAGATTCATCACGTTGGAAGCCGATTACAACGGGTGTACCGGCTGGGCGAATTTCAACACCAGCACCAGCCAACGGACGTGGAGTCCCAACAGCATACGCAATTCCACCACGAGACATCATGGCGCCGATTTTGTCACCACCGGCCTCGGTTACATAACTAGATTTGAAAATATCTACACCACCAAAGCGACCGGCAAATCCTTGACCTTTGATGGCCAACATGTCCTCGGTTGCTGGTGAAAATGCAAGAGCGTTATTTGACTCACTTCGGAGAGAATCACGGAGATCACTCAACTGTTGTGGGTGGAGTATACAATAGAACTCTCCATTGTTTGACTCACTTTCCAATTGGAACATCGCATCATAAAAGTCATCAACAGACATGTCCACACCACTGGTCCCAACAGCGTTGGAAGCGGCTGCAAATGTCGCGGTAATGATCCCGTTAATTCGTGCTTCGGCACTCATAGCCATTTTGTTGGCCAATGAGAATGGATCAATATCCATACCCAAACCGGTCATAGCGGCGAGATCACTGATATCGTAACGTAAAGCCGATCGGCCCACGGTGATATCTACGGTTGATGGAGTGAGTGTTGCTTCAGACACCTCACCGCCATCACTAGCAGTTGCGAATGGTGTAGCAGCGCCCCAGTTGGCGTATCGCATACGCATCACTTTAGAGCCGATCCCAGCGACGTCCCCAGCGAAAAGGAGCGCTCCAGAATTACGGATTGAGGCTTGGTCCGAGAGGATGGCGCGCACCTCATTTTCTATCATTGCGGCCAACCGAAGGTTGCCGAGCGTTGAATAATCAATAGTTGACATTGTATTTTCTCACAATTTTTGGTTTGGTTTTGTTTTGGATGGGTCGGGTTTTACGCTGTTGACGGTTGCGAACCTATCCGACAAATGACCAACTCCCATCATCCACCGTGGTGGAGATATGTGGTTGGGTGTAGTATACCCATTTTTATGATATGGTGTTATCACAATGACATCACATGTCATTTTCACATCAAAGGGAGATCACCATGGCCACTCATGACCTATCCAACGTTAACACATATCCAAAATTTAAAACCATAGACAACATCGACAACACCGCCACCAAAATCATCCTCCCAAATGGAGCCACGGCGGTCTCCATTGGTAGCCCGGCGGCTTTGTATTGTGCCAATGATGGTGATGATGGAGACTCATTTGGGAGCGGTGGTGTGACCGATTATGTATTTATCCCAGCCAACAACCTTTTGGAGATACCCATGGAGATTGGTCGTCAATCCAATCGAGTCCTCTTGGTGGCTACTCAATCCGGATCATCCACCCTCCACATCGTCATCAATAGATCGAAGTAAAAAAACAAAAGGAGCCACCCAAATGAGTGACTCCAAATGTATGGGCTTGAGGGATATCAGTTAGATTGATACGGCGATGTCGATCCCAGTCAATCCAACGGTGGATTTTACAGCCACAGCGTTGGCGTTGGTATAGGTGATCTCCAACTCCACTTTGTTACCACTTCCATCCATGGCGCTCACGTGGACCAACTGTTGACCTAAACTGTGAGTCAATGAGAGTGACGTGTTGGCGACCAATGTTTGATTGGCAAATGATTTCCGGAAGTCTGAGAGAGCGACTAAAACTTGACCAGCGGACACACTAGCAAGGTTGCCAGCGGCTGGATCGGCTGTGATAGCGGCTTGGGCTCTCGAGTTGGTGAAATATAACGCGCTAGAGTGCTCGCTCACTTGAGACGTGTTGGCCGTCAACGTGATCACACCAGTACCAGAATTATAAGACAACCCAGCAGCGTCAACCGAGATGGCTCCTCTCGATCTTGCTTGAGTGAAGTACAGCGCGCTCGAGTCCTCGCTTACTTGTGATGTGTTGGCGTTTAAAGTGTAAACACCATCCGCATAACTGAGACCGGTACCGGCTGCAAATTGTGCAAATACATCACTCGCCTCAACCTTAAACTCACCATTGGAGGAGTTGTATTGGAGGAGTTGTACATCTGGAGACGATACCGCGCCCAATGAGACCGATCCTCGCGATCTTGCTTGAGTAAAATATAACGCGCTGGAGTCCTCGCTCACTTGAGACGTGTTGGCCGTCAACGTGATCACACCAGTTGATGAGTTGTAATTCAAACCAGCCGCATCAACTGAGATACTCGCTCGAGCTCGGGCGGCCGTGTGGAATAAATTGTTGGACCCTTCGGAGATTTGATCCGAGTTAGCTGATAGTGAAAATGCACCAGTAGCGGCGTTATAAGCCAATCCAGTTCCAGCCGAGAAAAATCCTTTGATCTCGGTTTGGTCTGCTGTGAATTCACCCGTTGTTGCGTTGTAATCTATCCCAGCACTTGCGGAGAATTTGGCGCGAATTTGGGCGTCACTCAAACCACTGTTGATGAGTTCCCAGTCGTCAGCATTACCAGCGGTTCCACCGTTGTGGATATATGACTCAATGGGAGACGTCGCGGCTAAAAATACAATGTCACCCTCTTGGAAGTTGGATCCAGTGTACACATTGGAGATAAAATTGCCCAATGATGTTTGAGATGAGTCAACAGTCACATCCGTCACGGTCAACGGCTTGACTTTTAGTTTATTGATTCCACCATCACTAACAACTTCCAAATAATTGGCGCTGTCCGAGTGGATTGCGTTGAGTACGTTTGAGTGTAGATATCCACGAGTGATCAAATGTTCGTCGTGTGATACTGTTCCTTTTTGTTTAATTACGCCTTCGGCGATCAGTTCTGGGGCCAAAAATCTTTGTGCCATGGGTATACCTCTTGGGGATGATAGTTAACTTGGATCCACGATGGGAGTGGATCATCTGTAATATATCACCCCAGTCTCCACCGTCTCGAAAATGACAGTAAATGTCAATAGATTATTGTAAGTGATCTCACCAAACACAACCTCACCATCAATGACGATCCATATGTTTGGAGTATACCCCAATCCATGAGTCACGGAGATGGTGGAAAGGTTTGTAAAATCATGACGGTTGGGTATCCCAGCACCGTCCGAATATTTGAACGTGGCCATCCATCACCTCTCAAAACTTGTGTGGAGTTTGACCCAATCGCGAATAGTACGCCTCACGGATTGCCTCTCGATTTTGAGAATAAAATGTTGGATCCGTGGCTCGACTCAACAAATCATTGGGAGCCGCTGTGGGTTGAGATTGGACACCACGGTTGGAGGATGGTGGTGGAGTGAGTTGTGTTTGTGTCTGTTGGAGGCCTTGAGTCGGCTGTGGAGGCTCGTTTGAGGTTGTATCCGGTTGAGTATTCGGTTGAGTTTCAAAGAATGGTCTCAAGGTGCTTGGAGCCGTTGTGGGATCCGTTTTGATTGTCTCCAACCATTGTCCCAAATCGACTCGATCCTTTTTTGGGAGGTTACTCATGGCCCGATCATATTGCCACTCAACCATATCTCTCACATCACCGTCATTGATTCCAAACTGTGAGATGGTGGTGTGACGTTCATATCGTGAGTTGGATGTTTTGAGTTCACTTTGTAAGGACTCCACTTGACTTGTGAGATTGTCCACCAATCCCATTTTGGATTTGGCCTCGTCCAACTGGGACTCATACTCACCCAACTTGGACTCCGTTTGGGCTAGTCGCTCACTATACTTGGCGATACGTTGGCGGACTATCTCGTCCACATGTTCTTTTTGGATGTATTCTACACCCTCTATGATTTTGGTTTTACTCATGGTTCATCCCTTTTGTGAGTTTGTTAAAATGTTAGATTCTCTTGTTGGATCTTCAATAACATCCGTTTGGCGTCGATGTCGTCAAGGTCTGGATGGAGGATTTTGATGGCGTCCACTTTGGAGATGAGACCGGCGGCCAATAGTGCCAACATGTTCTCCCTTTGCTCTTTGGACTCCGTTGGTGAGAGTGGGATGGCGTGATATTCAATCCTGTAACCACTTTCCGGATATGATGTCCCCAAATACCGATTGGCGATTTTGGCGGTGATCTCCAATGTGTGGATGTCGGCTATCCGAAAGGACGGCGCGAATCTTCTTTGGGCTTCTCTCAATGAGGAGCGTGAGATGGCGATGGCGTAACCACTTCGAGGATCTCCACTCATCTTTTGGACATCCGCTGGATTGATACCCGCATAGGTGGCCAACCGTCTCTCATAGACTGTGATCGCCTCCAACATTTGACTCACATCTCCACCGGCTTGAAATTGTCCAATCTGTGGATTTTGACCGGCCAATAAATCCGGATCTGGTGAGAATACCAAAATCGACGCTGGATCCGTGGCGATGGCGGCGCGGCGTGAGTCGAGGTTGTTATCCAATACATCCATGCCGGCCGGCATGGCTCCCAAAATATAGCGCTGTGGATGTGAACAATCTCGTGAGAGGTGTAAAAAATATGTGTACAGCACGCTCGCATTTAATGCGCCCTCGACGACTTCTCTCCCATTATATGGATCAAATAGTCCACCATGTATCTCCGCATGATATAAAGAATATGGAAGGAAGGGAGCCCCATTGGAGTCACGATATGGATAAAATTTACCACTCATGTTGGATGTCAAATACTTTTCGGTCACATCCTCATCTCTCTCACCATTGGAGTTGATGGTGTAAATCTCATAGATTGGATTGTTTGGATCCTCAATGGAGAGATGGTCAACGGTCCACTCATACTTTGTACACATCTCACAAAATCTCAATCTTGTCTCTTTTATGGTGTGAGGTCTCGAAGGATCTCCAGCGCTAGCCATCGCTTCCGCCATGTCCGGTGTCACGATCCGATATAATAAACCTTTACCATCATCAGTGATGTCCACTCTCAAAAATGTCTCTCTCAATCCCAATGTGTAAAATTGGACACGTTGCATGAGAGGCCACAATCCGGCTTTATTCACCAATCCATTTCGTCCAACCAAACCATCCGTCTCACCTGAGGTGGTCTCATTGACTCCAATGGATGGCGGCTCCATATACAAACCACATAGAGCACTCGTGGCCGCCTTGAATATGTTTGAACTCATGTCCGGAACACCCCAAGCCGCTTGACGTGATTGTGGGATGTGATCACCAATGGCGTCGATCAAATCTTGGAGCCACATCCCAGTTAACATCCGTTTTCGGAGCGCGGTGTGTTCTACTCTCCTTTGGGTGGCTGGATCTTTTTGGACTGGGAGTGGAGGGATATTGGATTGGCTAATCATCGGAATCTCAATTTGGAGGTTTTTGGAGAGCGATATTGGACATTAAGTATTGGCATTACTGCGTATCTGAGTGCATCGATTGTATGCTTCCACTCACTCATTGTATCCATAACGCCCGAATTTTTCAACGCCCAATATTTGAGAGATTTGATTGTCCTCTCACATCGTGGGAATATTTGAAACCGGTTGTCACACATCAACTCATGTATGGATTGACATCCATAATATACACTAAATTTCGGTTTATGGGCGGTACGGATTGAGAAGGGGAGTTGACCTTTGGGATACTTCAAAACGTGATTAAAACCAGCCATCAACATCGTATTGGACATCCGTCCTCCGTTTTGTTTTGACCCACCATGAGAGCGGTCACCGGTCCACCGTTGGATATTCGCCAACTCCAATCCATTACGTTTGATCATCGCCAATATGGATTTGGCGTGTTTTTCCGCTTTGGCTCCACTCGCGATATATTCATCCACCACATATACGGCCGGTTTGGATTGATTGGTCACATCCACAGCACATAACAAAGCGACTTGAGACGCGATATCATGACCGTGGTCAATGCCAATGGTCCAAATATACTCACGATCTGGATCCGGTGTGAGGTCACTGATCAAATCATCTGTAAACTTATCAAAGATACGTCCCTCTGGGACTCCACCATCCCAATCTCCATTCATCCGAGCGTCCCGATCTATCGGTAGATACGACATTCTAAGCGATTCGACCTCCTCCTCACTCATCATGGGTTTACATCCCTTTGGAGTTGTATTCTCCACACTCATGACTCCAACATGTTCCGAGATCACACCATCCTTGACCATTTGTTTGAGATAGTGGACCGGCGCTCCAATGGGTGTCAGTGTAAACAACATCCGTCCATTGGTCCGAGTGATACGGGCTCTCAACTCTCCAAAGACCACCGGCGGTGGAGGCTCGTCAACCCATATATAATCGACGGATCCGGAAGCCAATCCCAACGTCCCTTGGTTGGTGGTTTTAAACCGAACCAAACTATTATTTTTGAAACGGACTATCGGCGCTCCCGTTCCTCGGTAGCCCTTCCCATGGACAAACTCAACATCCGGGTGGAGCTCACCTTTGGGGACTAGCTCGTGGAACTTACCCATGATCGTCCGTGATTGTTCCCATGAGTGACAAATCACCCACGCCTCAATTGGTGGTGGTGGTATTTGTTTGTATGGATGGCGACCAATACAATGACATATTGTCTCATAGGCTCCCACCGCCGTTTTTCCGATTTGGTTGCCACCTCGAAGGAGTACCAAACGGGCTGGATCACGAAGGACTCTCTCTTGGACCGCTGTTGGTCTCCAAAAGGTCATTGGATTGGCCTTGGACTCCTCCAATAGTTGGGATGTCCCTTTGGCGATGGCTTTGAGTTTGGAGAGATCCATCACATCACCATGGGAATGTGAGTTGGCGTTGATGGGTCTCCAATCTCTCTTTGGCGGCGTGGAAGTAATCACCATCCAACTCGATTCCAACAAACTCCAATCCACAATCATGAGCGGCGATGGCACTGGATCCACTTCCCAAATGGGTGTCAAGTATCCTCCAACCTTTTTGAGCGTATTTATCAAATATCCATTGATATAACTGGATTGGTTTTTGGGTTGGATGGATCCGCTTTTGTTTGTTTTTCATGTCCCCCTGTAACATCCCATGCCATTGATATGAGAATGATTGGACTGATTTTATAAAACTACAGAACGCGATCTCCCCTTTGGAATATGTTGGCATTGTTACACCTTTATCCCAATAGATTCTCCCACCAGTAAAGAAATTATAAGGATAGTAATTGACACCCCAAATGATTTGACGTTTGGAGACTCTCATCAACTCCTCAAAATACTCACGTTGTGGAACGTTGGAATCCCATTTTGTATTTTTGTATATATTGATTTTAGCCAATGATGTCTCACGATGGCGATCACTATTGGGACCATTGTTTTTTTGATCGGCGTCCAATCCATACGGTGGATCCACCACGGCCAAATCAAACTCATTGTCTTTGAGTGTGGCCATGTACTCCATACAATCACCATGGATGAGATTGATCATGATTGACCTCCACGATTGAGGTGAATGACTTTTGGATCACCACCCAACATCGACTCCAACCGGTCTCTCAAAATTGGTGGGAGACCTTGGACCGCCATGGCGATCTGGTGGAGTACCTCATCCGGATTGGTCATGTTGTCAAACTCCTCCATATCCTTTTTGAGTTGGACCCACTCATCATGGACTTGAAGGTGGAGCCGGTGGAATTGTGGGAGCGCGTGATGAGATCCCCGTTGACGTGTGGCCTCAATGTCTTGACTGATCTCCCATAACTTGTATTGACGGAATAAAACCGGATCCACTTCCACATCTCCATCATCGTTGGTGGTGATTGGCTGTTGTGGTGTGGAGCTCGTGTCCAATGTGGAGACGATTGGTTTGGGTCGTTTGAGTATTCGAGCCACGGTGGATTTGTGGACCTTGAATTGGTCGGCTAATTTTTGATAGGTGTACCCGCCTCCCTCATAGAGTTGGATGATTTGGCTCCTCTCCTCCGGAGTAAGTCGCCCGCGGTCGGTGTTACGTCCCATGTTGATCCCCTTTGTTGCAAATTTATTTCATATGGAGAGAAAAAATGTCGTGGTCAGCAC